AAATGTTGGATTAGGAACCACCAACATTGGACCAATTAGTGGAGCAGGAGCTATTTCCTTGGTAAATGTTAGTAGAGGAGTAGTAGGTTCTTCTGCTACTTCACATTCAGATTCTACTAGTGTAAGAGTTTATAGAGGTTCATATAATATAAGTGGAAATCAAATTCATTTTGTAGACCCTCCTCATGGTAATTTATTATATTCTAATAATTCCAACAATATTCCTGTAACTAAATCATCATTTGATGGAAGAGTATTTTTACGGAATGATTATGCTGGAAATCAATTATACGACGATATATCAAATCAATTTACTGGTATTGGGCAGACATATGCGTTAACAACTCAAGGAATTAATACTGTTGGATTGGGAACTGCTGGTAATGGAATTGTCTTGATTAATGGAATATTTCAAACTCCAACTACATCAAATAATTCTTCAAATGCTTATTCAATAGTTCAAAATATTTCTACCGGCATTACTGCTGGTTCAGATTTAAATGCACTTTATACTGTATTTGGAGAAGGTCAAATAGATTCCTTCCCTGCATATACTCCCCCTTTACTTTATCCCTCTACAACAACAAGTGCAAATACTAATAATACCACAAATATTGTATTTTCGGGTATAAGTTCAACCAATGGATCTTTAATACAATCAACATATGACGTAAACGAAAATAGTCTTCCTAGAGGCGGTATAATAGTTTCGTTAGGATCAACACCAGGTCTTGGATATGCACCATTAGTTGGTGCTGCAGTATCTATAACTTTAGGTGTTGGTGGAACCATAGCATCTATTAGTGCTGGTTCTACTGGATATAATTATGGATCTGGTTATTGTGGTAATGTTTCTATAGGAATTACTGACTCGATAGGAACTGGAGGAACAATTACGGCTAAGGTAGGTGTTGGGGGTACATTAATATTCAATATTGTAAATCCAGGTTCTGGATATCTAAATCCAACATTACAAATACCTTCTCCTAGTTACTCAAACTTACCAGTAGTTGGGGTTTCTAGATTGGGAATTGGTAATACTACGTCAACGGGAATTGGTTTATTGTTGGATGTAAATGTTTCTGCAAGCTCAACAACTGGAATTGGATCAACTTTATTTGAAGTAAGTTCATTTAGAATTAAGAATAGTGGATATTCCTTCCAAAAAGGAGACGTATTTACTCCAGTTGGGTTAGTCACTGCTAGTGGCATTCCCTCACCAATATCACAATTCCAATTAACTGTAGTTGATACATTCTCAGATTCTTTTGCTGCATGGCAATTTGGCGATTTAGATTATATTGATTCTATAGTTTATCTACAAGATGGAGTAAGGACTAGATTTCCTCTTTACTATAACGGAACTTTATTAAGTTTTCAAAATGATCCATCTAATCCAGATTCTTCATTAATTGATTTCAACTCAATTTTATTAATATTCATTAATGGGGTAATGCAAACTCCCGGATCAGCATATCAATTTTTTGGAGGATCTTCTTTTACTTTTGCCGAAGCTCCGTTATCACAAGATAAAGTTTCAATATTTTTCTATAGAGGTTCTAGAGGTATTGACAGTGCCCAAGTAACAGCGTATGAAACAATTAAAGCGGGAGATAATGTCCAAGTATTCAGCAATCCTGCAATTAATGGGATAACAACATCTCAAAATCAAAGAACTGTAATTGATATATCAGCTTCTGATAAAATTCAAACAAATATATACAATAATATTGGAATTGATCCGACTAATTATAAACCACTTAGTTGGATAAAACAAAAAATTGATACCCAAGTAAATGGACAAATCTTATATAAATCAAGAAATTCAATTGAATCATTAATTTATCCAACTGCAAAAGTAATTAACAAGTTTACAACAACCGATAATCAATTATTTGTAGATGATGCAAATTTCTTTAAATATGAGCAAAACTTAACTGGAATAACAATTTCATCTTTTGATGGATTAATTGTAAATGGAGGGTCATCAAATCCAGTATCTGCTGCTATTACAGCTACTGTCAGTGCCGCAGGAACAATAACTAATTTAAATATTGTAAGTCCTGGATCTGGATATATTGGCAATTCTATTACGGTTAAAATATCAAAACCATGGGCAATAGGAGTGGGTGTAGGAACTACAGCAATCGCTACAATAACAGTATCAAATGGTTCATTGACTACACCAATTACAATTACTAATCCAGGATTTGGATATTCAGCATCAAATCCGCCACAAGTAATTGCACCATTACCTTCAACATCTTCAGAATATATTTCTGGAATTTCTTTAGTTCAGGGATTTTCTGGTATTATAACTGGAATATCAACTGCTACAGGAACTTTAGGAAATCCTCTTGCAATTAATTTTTATTTAAATACTTCAGCATCAACTCCATTTCTTTCGGGATTATCTACTGGATATCCAATTTATATCTACAATACAAGTGTTGGTAATGGAGTAACTTCTATTAATAGTAATAATAGTTCAATTGTCGGAATCGGAACTTCGCATTTAGATAATATTTACTATGTTCATGCAATTACGGTCAATCAATCAAACAACACAAATGCTACTATTACTTGTAATGTAAATTCTAACACTCAAATTGTAGGTATAACAACTGCAGGAAATTATCTTGGAAGTTTTTCTTGGGGGAGATTATCAGGATTTAGTAGATCATCCTCACCAATTTCAATTGCAGTTACTGGATTAACTGTAGATGTTGGGTTAACTACATTTCCTACAATTCAAAGAAGAAACTATGGAATAAGAAATACGGGAGGATTAAAAGATGAACCTTATAACTAATATAAATATAGAAAAAACAATATTAATATGGCCGCTATTGTAACTGATCAATTTAGATTATCTAATGCCGATAATTTTGTAAATTCAGTAGAAAATTCAGCAAATTCTTACTATGTTTTTACGTCGTTAGCAAATCCCACTGCAGTGGGATTTGGAAGAACTTCTAATTGGAATGCCAATACCCCAAACCCAATTGATGATATTGATTATATTAATCATTATCATGATGATATTTTATTTGGGCAAATTATTAATGCATCAAACGTAAGAAGACTAATAAGGAAAGTTACTTGGGCAGTAGGAACAAAATATGAAATGTATCGTCAAGATTATAGTATTTTAAATCCATCACCAATAACAAATTCCTATCGTTTGTATGATGCAAACTATTATGTAATAAGTTCCAATTATAATGTTTATATTTGTATAGATAATGGTTCCAATGGCACAAACCTTACCGGAAATGCCTCTCAAGATGAACCTACATTTACCGACTTGGAACCATCTCCAGCAGGTTCAAGTGGTGATGGCTATTTGTGGAAATACTTATTTACAGTTTCTCCAAGTGATATTATAAAATTTGATTCTATTCAATATGTTACTGTCCCTGATAATTGGAGTTCATCTACAGATGCTCAAATTGTAGCAGTTAGAACTAACGGAAATTCTACATTAAATAATAATCAAATTAAAAAAGTTTATATTGCAAATGGTGGAAGTGGATATAGTGGAGGATTGGGTCAATCATTTAATATTTTAGGCGATGGTAGTGGTGGTAAAGTATCCATAGATGTAGTTAATGGCACTATTGCAAATGCTACTATAACTGCTGGTGGATCCGGATATACTTATGGACTTGTAGATTTAGGATCAATTAATAGTGGAATTACACAGGCTGCTAAATTAATTCCTATTATTCCACCATCTCTTGGACATGGTTATGATTTATATAAAGAATTAGGCACAGATAAAGTATTAGTTTATGCAAGATTTGATGACTCAACAAAAGATTATCCAATAGACACTAGTTATGCACAAGTTGGCATTTTAAAAAATCCCCAAACCTTTGGATCAGTTGGTATTGCTTCTACATTTGCCGCTAATCAATTTTCTGGATTATATGCCATTAAATTCTTAAACGGGTATACTGGTAAAGCAAATGTTGGGGATAGAATATCACAATCAATTTCCGGAGTAGGAACTGCAGTTGGATATGTAGCTTCATTTGATACTCAAACAAATGTTTTAAAGTATTTTAGAGATAGAAGTTTATATTATAATCCAACATCTTATGATCAAACAGATTATATTGGAATTTCTAGTTCTGGTAAAGTGTTAAACTTTCAATCATCATCTAATTCGGTAACTTCAAATGGAGGATTTTCTGGATCTATAGATACTAGTTTTAGTGGGATTACTACAAATCCAACTGGCAATAATCTAATTAATTTGGGAGTTAACTTTACTAATGGTCTTGCTAATCCAGACATAAATAAATCATCTGGAGATATTATCTATATTGATAATAGACCTTTAATTTCAAGAAATCCCAGACAGAAAGAAGACGTTAAAATTATCCTGGAATTCTAAAAAATGACACAAAAGACAAATCTCGATATTAGTCCTTATTATGATGATTTTAAATCATCCAATAATTACTTTAAAACATTATTTAATCCAGGAAGACCTGTACAGGCTAGAGAATTAACAACTATTCAATCAATATTACAAGATCAAATTGAAAAATTTGGAAGTAATACTTTTAAAAATGGTTCTGTAGTATCTCCAGGAAATGCGACTTACGATGGATACTTTTACGCAGTTCAATTAAATTCAACTCTTTATGGAATTGATATTACATCTTATATCAATAATCTTATTGGAATTACATTAACTGGGCAATCTTCTGGAATTACTGCAACCGTACAATATGTACAACTTCCAAATAATGATGAAGTTCAAAATATAACAATTTATGTAAAATATAAAAATTCTGATAGTAATTTTCAAATAAATCCATTTACTGATGGAGAATTGCTCGTAGCAAGTAATAATAATATCACATATACAAATTCAACTGGTAATTTAACAACTATTAATTCAGGAACACCACTTGTGGGATTAATAGCATCTAATGCTACCTCCACTGGTTCTGCAGTTTCAATTGCAGATGGTGTATATTTTATTCGTGGTTATTTTGTAAATGTATTTGCACAAACTATAATATTGGATTATTATGATAATATTCCATCATATAGAATAGGATTGCTGATTAGTGAAGAAATTATAACTGCATATGATGACCCATCATTATATGATAACGCCAAGGGATTTTCAAACTATGCTGCACCAGGAGCAGATAGATTTAAAATATCACTTATCTTAACCAAAAAATTACTAACAGATCTTGATGATAGTAATTTTGTTGAACTTTTTAGAGTTATAAATGGAAGAGTTCAACAAACTATTACTTCACAAAATAATGCAGATTCAAAATTAAGAGATTATCTTGCAAAAAGAACATATGATGAGGCTGGAAGTTTTTCAGTTACGCCATATAAAGTTACTTTACAAAACTCATTAAATAATCAATTAGGAAATGACGGAATATATTTGAGCAATCAAAAAACCGATCAAGGAGGAACTCCATCAGGTAATTTAATGTGTGTAAATGTATCTCCTGGATTGTCTTATGTGAGGGGTTATGATATCAATAAGGGAACATTAACTATTTTAGATTCCCCAAAACCAAGAGATACTAAAACAATTAGTGCAGCACAAATTCCATTCCAACTTGGCAGCACTTTAAGAGTTAATAATGTTTCTGGAGTTCCACTTTATAAAGCAACCATTGCACTTTACAATCAAAGAAAAGGTGTATCAATTCCTACAGGAACTCAAATTGGTGATGCAAGAGTATATTTATTTAATTTAAATGATGTTTCTTCCTCAGGATTTAGTAGTGCTCCAGCAACTAAATGGGGGTTATATCTGTATGATGTTCAAACATATACTCAATTAATATTAAATCAATCAGTTTCAAATATTGATTTACCTGCAACTTCTTATGTAAAGGGTCAAAGTAGTGGTGCCAGTGGATATGCAACGGCTGCTGGAGGAGGTAGTACAACTATTTTCTTAAGACAAATTTCAGGAAGTTTTCAAATAGGAGAAACCCTATTAATAAATGGTTTACCAACAACTCCAACTAGAAGTATAGCTGGAATTAGAATATTTGATACTAAAGATATCAAATCAGTATATCAATCTACATCAATTGGATTTGCAGCAACTGCATTTAGTGCTGATGTAAATCTTGAGAAAACCACACCAATTGGATTTACTCCTACGGATTTAATTTCAATTGATTTGTCGGGAAATGTAACTTGCCCAGGAAAATCATTTACCGGAATTGTGACTGATAGTATTATTAGATATCAAAGACCTGGATTTACTACAGAAACATATAGTAGAGTAACTTCAGTTTCGTCAACTGGTCAATCTATCGTTGTTACTGGAGTATCTACAGTTGCTGGAGTTTGTGATGGTGCTGTCGGTTTTGGAGTATCATCTTTAAATTTTGCTCTTGGAGCCCTAATAACTCAAAATAATGGACCATTATATGCAACTTTACCCAATTCTCCAATATCATCAGTAAATTTAACTAATTCAAATTTAACAATTTCTCAACAAATAACTCTTGGAGGAAATACAAGTACTGGAGTTGGAGGATCAGTTACCTTTAATTCATCAAATGTTTCTGGTATAAGTAGCGTATTTTTCTTACCATTTAATAATCAAAGGTATTCAATTTTTTATAATGATGGAACGATAGATACCTTAATTCCTGATAAATTTTCTTTGAGTGGAAATGCAGTAACAATTAGTGGTCTTACGACAAATAAAACAATTGTTTCTGTCAATTCAACATTATTAAAAAATAATATTCAAAGTAAAATAAAAATTTATAATAGAAGTCAAACTTTAACTATTGCATATTCAAAATTTCCACAATCAGGAACGGGTATTAATACTTCAACTAATAATGGATTAACATATAATCAATTTTATGGATTAAGAGTAGAAGATGAAGAAATAAGTTTGAATTATCCAGATGTAGCAAATGTTCTTGCAATTTATGAGTCGGTAAATTCTAGTGCGCCAACATTGGATACTTTGACTTTTAGTCCAGTTTTAAATGTAACTACAAATTCAATTATTGGAGAAAATATTGTAGGAAATACTAGTGGTGCAATTGCTAGGATTGTTACTAAACCCAATTCAAATGTAGTTGGAATAGTATATTTAAACTCAAATAAATTTTCGGCATATGAAAATGTGACGTTTAAAGAATCAAACATAACTGGAAGTATTCAGACAATTACTTCTGGATTATACAAGAATGTAACTAATAATTTTATTTTAAATAAAAACCAAAAAGATCAATATTATGATTACTCCAAAATTGTAAGAAATAATTCAAACACATCACCAGTAAATCAATTATTAGTCGTATTTGATTATTATTCAGTTCCATCTAATGATACTGGAGATGTATTTACTGTTTTAAGTTATGATAATTCAAGATATCTCAATGACATACCAAATATAAACCCAAATAATGTAAGAGCTTCTGATACTTTAGATTTTAGACCAGCGGTTGTTCCTTTTACTGGGATAACTTCATCCCCATTTGATTTTTCTTCAAGGTCTTTTGGAACAAATCCAAAGTTAATTGTTACTCCAAGTGAGGGATCTCTTATTGGATATAGTTATTATTTGGGAAGAATTGATAAATTAGTCTTAGATAAAAATGGCAATTTTGTCCTTTCATTGGGAACTTCCTCGGATAATCCAAATCCACCTGTAGTTATTGATCAAGTAATGGAAATTGCTACCATTACTTTGCCTCCATATCTTTTTGATCCATCTACTGCCACAATAACTTTAGATGATAATAAAAGATATACCATGAGAGATATTGGAACAATTGATACCAGGGTAACTAATTTAGAAAATACAACTTCTCTTTCATTGTTGGAAGCAAATACTAAAAGTCTTCAGATTTTAGACGCTAATAATAATAATAGATTTAAAAGCGGCATTTTTGTCGATAATTTCACTAATGCATCATTTATTGATCCTAATTATTCATCAATTCAAGTTGATACTACCAATAAAAAGCTAATACCAATAGTTAGCGTCAATACTCTTAAGAGTCAATTAGCCTCTTCACTTAGTCTTCCAGATTCTTCTGTAGGTTTATCTACAAATTATACCCTCTTAGATCCAAATGTAGTTAAAAGAGGAAATACTGTATTACTAAACTATAAAGAAGTTAGTTGGATTAATCAACCATTAGCAACTCAAGTTGAAAATGTAAATCCATTTAATGTTGTTCAATATGCTGGATATGTCAATCTATCACCAGCAAGTGATAATTGGGTAAGAACAGTTCAACTTGCACAAAAATTTGTTACAACAAATACTTCTACTTGGGTTGGTGGGGGTCCCGGTCGTGTTGTGGTTGTTGGATCTGATACATCAGTTTCTTCCAATACTATTTTAGTATCAAGCGGTGCTGATCTTTATATGAGATCTCGTGATACCCAGTTTTCTGCAAGAAATCTTAAGCCCTTTACTCAATTCTATCAATTCCTTGATAGTAACTCTGGTGTTGATTTTATTCCAAAATTGGTTGAAATTGCAACTGACTCCACCTTACAAAATTATGGAGCATCTGCAGCATTCCAAGTTGGAGAGACGGTAGTAGGCACATTTAATGGCACTAACTTGATTACATTTAGAGTTGCCACATCAAATCATAAATATGGTGCTTACAATTCACCATCAACAACATATGATGTAAATCCTTACGTTCCGACAGAAAATATACCTTCTTCCTATAGTGGATCGAGTAAAATTTTAAATATTGATACATATTCTCTTGCAGAGGAAGCACAAGGTTTATATTCTGGATATATTGTTCAAGGAATGATATTAGTTGGACAATCCAGTGGCGCTATTGCATATGTTAAGAACCTAAGATTAATTTCAGATAATTATGGAGATTTAATCGGAGCATTTTTCCTTAGGGAACCATTATCAGTTCCACCACCTCCCGTAAGAATTCCAACAGGAAATAAAACTTATGTTCTTTCTTCCAGTTCAACAAATGCTGCTCCTCTAGTTGGAAGTAATTTAATATCTTCAGCAAAAATTAATTATGATTCTGAAGGAATTTTGAATGTAACTCAAACTACAACAACTACTTTGACTACAGAATATTATGTAGATCCTTTGGCACAAACTTTTGTAGTTGGCTCTAATAATTCGGCAAGTTCAATAAATGCTGTAAGTGCGGATGTAAATGGTGCATTCATATCTTCTGTTGATATATTCTTTGCAAATGCAGATAGTGGAAATGCCCCAGTAACCGTCGAAATTAGAACCGTAGAATTAGGAACACCTACGACTACAGTTTTAGGTAAATCTAAAACACTAACTCCAAAAGAAGTAAATGTTTCATCTAATGCTTCTGTAGCAACAAACTTTAAATTTGATTATCCAATTTATCTTGCTCCCCAAAAAGAATATGCCATCACGGTAGTTTCTCCAAATAGTGATCAATATGAAGTATGGATTGCTGAAATGGGCAAGAAAACTGTAAATTCTTCTTTCTCTGCAGGTGCAGTATATAGTCAACAATATTCTCTTGGTAGTTTGTTCAGATCCCAAAATGGATCTACCTGGACAGCAAATCAATATCAAGATATGATGTTCAAATTATATAAAGCGGATTTCTCTTCGTCAATGACGGGAACGGCATCTTTCTATAACCCAACTTTGAGTACAAGTAATGGATTTGTACCTACACTAAATGCAAATCCAATTACAGCTTTCTCAAGAAATTTGACAGTAGGAATTACAACTACGACCAATTCTTCTATGATTGGTATTCTTACTACAGGAAGAAAAGTAGGAGATGCATCTAAAACGTATAACTATGGTTATATTGTAGGTGCTGGTAGTTCAGTTTCAACCGTTGGTATTACTACTGGTGGAGTTAATTATTCAAATGCAAATAATGTTTCAACATATGCTATCACAGGAAATGGATCTGGTCTTACTTTAAATGTTACTCAAAGTTCTGGAACTATTACTGGCATAACTACTATTAATCCTGGCAATGGTTATGTTGTTGGAGATGTTGTTGGTATTGTAACATCGACTATTGGGAACGCTGGAAATGGGGCACAAATTACAATTACTTCAATTACTGGATTAGATACCTTATATCTAACCAATGTTCAAGGAAATTCATTTACCACGGGACAATCTTTAATTTATTATGATAATAGTGGAAATCAAGTCAGTCTTGCAAATACTACTATTAGATCTTCATCAGTAACAAGCAATTATTATAATGGAACTTACATTTCAGTGGATCATTTCAATCATGGAATGTATTCCACTGGCAATTTGGTAACTCTTAATAATGTTTCATCCAACGTAGCTCCAACAACTTTAACTACAACTTTAGCAGCTTCAGATACTTCAATTTCTATTGGAGACACAGCTAATTTTGGTCAATTTGAAGGCATATCTGTTGCAGCAAATAATCCTGGATATGTTAAGATTGATAATGAAATTATTAAATATAC